CGAGGTACCGATTCGCGGCGCAATCAGTACCACAAACTGATAGTGGAGGTGACGAAGGTAGATGACGTCAAACTGGAAGACCGCAACGTCGGGATCGTATGTCGTAGTATCGTTCTGGACCGCAAGAATGTGAAAATGCAGTAATCACTCTCGTCCCATACAAAAATACCAACAACAGTTTCTATTTTTGTAAAATCTTTCCATGCTATTACTTGTTATCAGTCGCAGCAGCAGTCGTGTCCCGTTTGATCTTCACCGTCTTGCGTTGGGGAAGCGACTTGAGTACCGACGCGCGCTTGGCGTCCAAGTTCTTTATCGTGTGCTTCCTCGCGGCCTTGTTGTATTGTAGTCCTGGAATCGCGATAAGGCTGTCCGTTTCGTTATCATATTCCACGTCCTTCACTCTGGCTAGTTTTTTCTTGTCCAGACAGTCGTGTAAATATAGGAGGAGCGACGTCTTTTCCTCCTCTGTGTACTCGTTCTCCAGAGCATACATGTCGGCGAACTCTGTCATTTTCTGTAGTTTGGTTGTCTTATCCAGCTTGTTCCATCGGTCAGTCTTGTTTGTCGCAGTCGTCTCCTCTAGAAACTTGTCCAGCGTGTTCATGGAATCCCCCTTTGCTGACCCACCAATATCTTTTCGCGCCCCGCCCTGCATCATGGATTTGTACTTCAAGTGCTTTAGCTCGATGCACTCTTCTTCTCGTGGTTCTGGTTCTACTGAACCTTCCTTATCTTGTTGATGTGATGACGTGTCGTCGGTGCATTTGTCACCTTGTTCGTTCATGACATGATGTTCATCTAGTGTCTTATCTGATGTGTCCATATGTATTACCATACCGCTTTAAGTCTAAGTCATTTAGACTTGTACAACTATATGCATATCACTGCGAACACTTCGATATTCTTGTCGGGCACAGTATGTATACACCTACATACACTACATGGACACCAAGACGATCGTTATATCGGGTAAGCACAACAGGTACCACATGAAGAAGATTATACATGAGGTAGAGAGAAGTCCCGAATCTCTGTCTACGGTAGTTGAACTGGATCCCCAGTTTTACACACATCGTATTCAGGTTGATCTGATGAAGTATATTCGCGACGACACTGAATCCATTGATTTCCCACTACAGTACGCAGGCGCACGTGTCGTATTCGTGCGCAACATTAACCAGAAGCTCAATGGGTATCTGTCCCAGGACAGGATAAAGGGTAGACTAGATGAATCTGTTGCACATATCACGCGAGACGAAGCGATAAAGAAACTCGTGGAGTGTGGACAGACGTGCTACTACTGTAGCAAGGAGGTGTTCGTATTGTACGATGTCGTACGCGATGCGGCGCAATGGACGCTTGATCGCATAAACAATTCCGTACGCCATTCCAACGACAATGTAGTTGTTGCATGTTTGGCATGTAATTTAGAGAAGCGGTCGCGTGGGAAGACCGCCTTCCGACTTACGAAACAGATGGTGCTTCATAAGACGGAATATGATTCGGATTCGGATTCTGGGTCAGGGTCAGGGTCAGAAGACGACCCGTTCGCACAGACGTCCACTAGTAGCATTGAGTACTCGCAGGATGCGTGATCTCTCTATATATTTGAGTTATGTATGGATTCGGAAGCACTGTTTGAAATCTGACGAAGTAGTTTGCGGTCGTGTACGCGAATACGCTTGTGCTTGATTTTCTTTGACTTCTTACGTGTCTTAGTGTGTTTGGATCTGTTCTTACCAGAACCCGAATGACTCTTACTCTTTCGGTGTCTATGAGTTGTGATACTCATGGCAATATATGTATGTACGTACGCACGTAGTATAATATATCTCTTCTTCTTTTTCTCTCTACGAATGGAATATCAACCTCATTTGAATGTGTTATCTATCTTATGTGTACCACCTACCTCAGCAAACGAATACGTTTGTATCTGATGTGTAAANTGGGAGTGTATATCATCAGTTAGCCCAGTCCAGTCATTTGAGTAACGATGCCTCTGTCTAACCCTAAAATGATACAATGGACCTCTTGCCCTAATGAGAGCCGTAGAGCCATTCGCATCCACATTATTACCTCCCTTTCTGTCTTTTTGAACGCGTTCGTCTAAATCTTTTAGTGGTCTTTCTTGATTTCCTGTGTGTTCGTGTCGCCATTACTATATTGTCCTATAAAAAATGATATAGTAATCTATTTTTTGCGTGTTTTTCGGATTTTTCTCTTTGACTTCTTGGATTTTCTTTTCCCTCCAAAAAACTTTGATATTAATGTTGCAACATCTCTTTTTGCTACTGGAACTNAATCTCTTTCATCTTCTGGGTTTTCCTTTCCAGTGTCTAGTTTTGCCTTTTCAGTTACTAATCTAGCCATCGCTATATTCTTTTTTCTCTCTATTCTTTCATTAATTAAATCAATAATTTCTTGAGGTGCTTTATTGTGCATCGCAGCATTAAAAGCCGTTGAGNATACTGTATCTATACTTACATCAGTTCGTTTGTCTTTCAGTAATAATTTAATTATTTCTATAGTTTTCTCATATCGTTGACTATATTTTAAACTTCTTAATGCTTTTATAAGTGCAGTTGCACCTCTATTGTCACCTTGTTGTGCATTCACATCAATATCTGGGTGTTTTAATAGTATTTTTACTATTTCTACATCTCCATGAAGAACTGCTCTAAGGAGAATTGGAGTATCTTGAGTCCTTGTGTTCACATCAGCACCCTGTTCCAAGGTACTTATAACGTTATCTATGTCACCTACCTCTATAGCTTCCACTAGCTCTTCAGTATAATATTCTTCATTATCCCCTCCCTTTTGCCTTCTAGAACGCGTTTTTCTTCCATGTTTCCTTGGTCTTTTACTCTTTCTGCGAGTGTACATTATTATATGATTAGATTTAATTACATAATAATTGTATTTCTTCTTGTGAGACGTTCTAAACCTTTTATTGGATTTTTGGACTTATTGGATTTTTTGCCTTCCTATGATCCTATGATGCGTTCGTGTGTGTGCCATTATCTACTAGATTAGATGTTCTACCTACATATCACTCTTTGCGTGCTGTAGGATAGTAGGGCTTTCCAGTGATCTCCGACCAACTGCGGCTCATGTCCTGAGAGACAGATGGTTCCACAGGTGGGTATGAATCCGTTCATGACAACGGATTATGTAAAGGGTCTTGAGATCAGAGATAAGTTTCTCATTCCAGCACATGAGTCTAAACCAGGCAACACATACGATCCGAACACGACGGATGCTTAATGTGTTTTGGTATAACAATATTTCTCTCTGTATATGTACATAGTACCCCCATTATGTTTCCATCTCCACAAGAATCAACTGGTAATATATGTTCAGTAGGGGACATACCTGTTCATGGATATAATAATTACAGTCGAACTGTCATGTCACGAGAGTTACAAAACGACATCGCCAATTACTGTGAAACAATGGAGACGCTAAATACATGTTTCGAGTCGCCAGCAACCGCATCGTATCCGCTTGTGCACGAGCTAGTGCGATTCGCTGTCAACATGAACGCGTCACCGACGCGTGCTGCGCGCGAACAATATTACACGATCCTGGTCCACAGGGTTTCAAACGATTGTGCAAGGTATTCGATCTCCACTGCTATTCGGAGATTGTGGGGTGTGTTATCCCATGTGCAGAGATATATGTATCTCAGAGCATGCGTTAGTGGAACAACCTACAACTAGATAGTAGATATATATATATATATATTTATTGTTTCTTGGCCCAGACGTTATGGAACCGTGAGGAGATGAGGTTATTAGCGGATTGTTTTTGTGCGAGTGCGATGCGACTCCATGTGGGTCCACGGACTGTTCTTTGTACATGTGACTCGGAAAATCCCATGCACATCGTCGGTTGTCGTTGGGGGGTATGTGTTGATTGAATATATTGTTTCTTCCATGTGGGCATATTTCTGACAAGAGACTGTGCTATGGCGTTCGCCATGGATCGGAGCTCTTCTTCATTGTCTCCTTCTTCTATGGGTCCTTTATACCCGTCACTGATGGTGTCCTGGGCACGGCTCTCATCAATATCCGATCCAATTTCCTGTATTTCCAGATGAACCGATTGGAACAAATCGTTGGGTGTTATAGAAATAGAATTAATGTCATGTATCATAGTGTACTATACTATACTATACTATATACTATGATTTTGTACGAAGAACTATGATTGTATATGACATACCAGATGTCATATAGATACTCGCCCGATTACATTTGAAACGGTTCGGGGGCATTAGGTTTCGTCTGTGTCTGTGTCTGTGTTTTTGCTGCTGCAGTAGTACCTGTAGTAGATTTCTTTGCATTCTTAACCACGTATAGGAATGCGAATACGATGCCCATAAGGATGATGAATGGGAACAGGATAAGAAACCATGCGACCCCAGGATGACCTTTGTCGCATAGGAAACTAAGGAAGTACGTCCATACCAGGCTCATGAATAGGTGCCATAGCGTGGCAAGGACGTGTACAGATTTCGCTGAGAATCCGATGGTGGATATGAGCGACAACCCTAAATACAGTTGCGCTGGGGTACATATTTGGGCAGGATTTTTTAGGTTCATATGGGTCACCTATATACTTATACAATAGGTGAATATTTTTTTACAAATCTCTAAATCTTCAATGGTATAAAGAAGTTTCAGATATATATTATATTACCTACTAGACATGAGCGTATATTCTACCCAAAACGACTTGCTTATGAACAACTTGATAGCCTTTTACAACAAGAAGGACAACCTACGTACGATGTTAAAGGTGGTTGCTGGAGAGACTCGTGTATCGCTCCGAATTGTAGATTGGTTTGTGACGAATTATGCAAAGAAGTTCTATACTGTATACAANATTCCNGCCGACGCGNCTTCTCTTGTACNACAACAAGATAGACGATTCAAAGTCTATACNGATTACAAGCTTAAGTTGAAGGCGTATTCCAAGAAGCGATTCGATCCCTTCTGTCGGTGGGATCGCATTAACATTCCCTATACCGCCACTTCGTCCATTCAGACCACAATCGGTCAGCTCAACTTTTTCAAGTGGATAATCGACAACAACGTAGTTGCACATATTGAAGCGAATTATGAAGAGATAGAGACCGATATGAACAACCGAAACAGTACGTCTAAGAAGCGCGACAAGAAGGAGCCGCATGTGGCCGACGGTACCAAGACGCGGAAGAAGCGTGAAGAGCTGTCCGTTTCCGCGACAAAGAGCATCAAGACCGAGGATGTGGAGATTGTGGTGAGTTTTTCGTAACTATCTTTATCCACATACTAACTAATTTGAACCGTGTATTGGTATAAATATTACATGGTATATACAGCAATACCAATACATAACAATCCTATATAAGTAAGTATGGGTGCTCTCCACTCCGTACCAAAAGTAGGATTTGAAGACATCATGGACACCGTGTTGAAGAACAAGCACGCATACATGCTACTTAACACGCTTTCACCCACTGACCAAGATTGTCTCATCGCGGATACGGTGAGCGCGCATGCGGAGGAGAGCATAATGAATCAGCTCGTTTCCACGAACAAGGCTCACTACATCATCGTGTACGGTCGCAACGCCAATGACCCCAGTCTGGTCAAGAAATATGAACAATTGACAAAGATCGGGTTTAGTAATGTGTATGTGTATTTGGGAGGCATGTTTGAGTGGTTGCTTTTGCAGGAGATTTACGGAGCCGATTCGTTCCCTACCACGAGTAAGTGCAAGGACATGTACAAGTATCGTCCCCCCAAGACGCTTGCGATGGGAGNATCGACTTATGGTAATGGTTCCATGATCACATGGTAGACATTATATGTGTACTATGTATAGATAGACATTAGTCGCGTTCGGATATGGCTATGAATAATAATAGTTATCCTCTTAGAAGACAAGGTACCATGGGTGAGGAACTGCCCACTGCCCCTAGTACACCAGTATCACAGAGTCCTACTACATCCAGACCACGCACTCCACCCACACTTATTATAAAAAGAGATCCGGATGGGAATGATGTGTATGGTATAACGGGTGCACCCCTTTATACAAACGAACAGGAAGTGAATGCCGCTTACGCTGCATACAATATGCGTGAGAATAGAATTCGTTCTGCATATAAAATGAAGCCCATAGAAGTGAACATTTACAACATTCATAAGCAGTTGGTATATGACCCAATTAGGAATGATATGCCACTATTTTACCTTGTCCAACTTGATCCCGGGAACCATGAGGATGTGGAATTATTCAAAACCTGGGAAGAAAACCCTAGCAACTCCCACCTAGTGGATAGGTCTGGAAATCCGTTTGGAAGTGGGTTATTTGGGTCGTCACAGAGTTCGTCTAATTCATCAGGTGCGACTGATCAGTCAGGTTCGTCAGGTTCCTTAGACTCATATGGTGGTTCATTAGGATTATCCAAATTATTAACTGGTACCAAGCGTGTGCGTCGTGGTATTAAGCGTCGTGGTATTAAGCGTCGTGGTACTAAGCGTCGTGGTAACAACAAGGCTAGACGATCAAAAAAAACAAGGCGTTAGTTATCCATACTTGTTGTTTTCGTGTAACATTATTTTGTACACACCGACATAATTACTGTGTCAGTGTGTATCTTTTTTTTTGGGTTGTCAGTTTATCAATCTTTTTTCGTTTTCGGACTACTACCTTGTATGTGTTCGGGTGTAGATGCGCGGGACCCAGCGACCGATAGAGATTTGCGCACGGTTGTAACGAGGGTATCTATTAAGTATGTCCACCCATGAATTTCATTGGGCGACGTATTGATATTCATGTTTCCATTCAGCACGAGAATATCACATTCCATATGTTTCATCATGGTGTTGTGATACTCGCCACAGGCCTCTAGATACTCTATTGGTATTGAGCCTTCGCCTTCGCGCGCCCGCATTCCGATGCGTGCGCTGCATATGGGGGCATCGGTTTTTATATAGACGATGTTTGTCACGACGAAATCGTCAATGAATGTGTTGAACCACTTGTTGTATATTTGGTAATCCACACTCTCAATCTTGTTGTCGTCGTAGAGCATCTTGGCAAATACGTGTTTGTCTGTGTGTAGACACCGTTCTGAGATGAAAATACAACCAGGGTTATTACGGATTGCTGTGCGAATGACTGACAGACGGGAGATGTAAGCCATCATCTGGAAGGAGAATGAGTACTTCGTCTGGTTGGCATAGAACTTCTCTAACATGGTGCGTCCCTCCTCGTCACATATAGTGTTCCATTCATCTACGGGTTCTTGTAGGAAGATAACATCGGGAGTATCTGCGTACATCAGCTTCAGTTCGGCCATCAGTGTGGACTTGCCCGATCCGATATTCCCTTCAATGGATATGATGGGTGCCCTTTTCTGCTGATATGTATTCAGTAGCAGTGCGTGTTGGTCTGGGGTCAGTAGCTGGGTAAGGGATTGTATGGCGTTCGTCATTGTCGTTGCCATCGTATGGAATAGAGTAACGGATCTATACTATATAGTATGGGGAAGTGTTTAATACATTATAAGATGGTCCATATTCCTCAATCAATTCTTCGAGCGCTACCATAAATTGAATGATATAAGCATATATCATGGTATGTATATACGAACTAAGCACCGTCTAAGACAAAGCCTAACACTAAAACATCATGGACCTTAACCAGATCAGATTGAACAAAACCGAGTGGGACTCCATTGAGATTCCGATTCGCGAAGAGGAGATGCGCGTGGTCAAGATGATCATGGCTGGCTACTCCGACCTGAACATCAAGACGAATCGTAACATCTCTCTCGCGTCCTATCTCCAGATGCCAACAGACATAGAGAGTCTAGACGATCATCTATTCAAGGAGTATTTTGACAAGACGGTGCGTGCTATTGACCCGTCCATGGTCCCCACTGTGCGCGTTGCGAAGATGCGAAAAAGCGACCTCATGAAAATCAATCTCAATAAACCTGAGAACATCGCCATACTCAACGTGTACGAGACCAAGCTCCTTGATCTTGTGAAGAGTATTCACAAGCTGCACGCCGCGAACCGTCCCTTTCACATAGACTACTTCACTCTCTACTCCCTTAGCCGAAACCTTGTGTCTCGTTTAAATCGTCATGTGTTGACATGTGTTGAAGCAATCCTCGCACAGCACGAGGATGCGGTACCAGTTGATGCGCTCGTTTTAGACGCACACAACGTGATAGAGAAGAACCAGATGCTCATGCACAACGAGGATACAGCTCTGTATAGTCATCAGCGCGATATATTCCATCTCTTACAGAACCCAGGCGGTGCCGACCGCGTAAATGCGCACAAGCTCGTCTACATTGCGCTCAAGAGCGCCAAGGCGGAGTTTGCATCGGCCGAGGAAGGCGACGACGACGCTGTATTCTTTGCTGCACAGGATGAGCTGAAGGTAGCACACGCCGCCGTGAATGCGATTGATAATCCATCAAAAGCCAACCTCGTGCTCTACTCTGCGCCCACAGGAACGGGAAAGACCTTGACCCCGCTCGCTTTGTCCCAGGGATACGCCGTGCTCTTCGTGTGCGCTGCGCGCCACGTGGGCCTCGCGCTCGCTAAGAGTGCGATCAGTGTGGGTCGTAAGGTGGCGTTCGCCTTCGGTTGTGACAGTGCCGACGATATCAGACTGCACTACGCCGCAGCGAGTGTGTATTCCATTCACCCACGGTCAGGAAAGATCTGGAAGGTGGATAACAGCGCGGGTGAGAAGGTGCAGATTATGATCTGTGACGTAAAGTCTTACCTGTGTGCGATGTACTACATGCGTGCATTCAATCCCATTGACAACCTCCTTACATTTTGGGACGAGCCCACTATCGGGTTGGACATGGAGGACCATCCATTACACGAGCACATTCGCAAGTTATGGTGTGACAATATCATTCCCAATGTGGTTATGTCGTCCGCCACTTTACCGAACGTAATAGAGATCGCAGACACAGTTAATGATTTTGAGACGCGGTTCGGTGCTAATATGATTGATGCGTTAAATAGAGTAAATACGACCACCATCAGCAGCCACGACTGCAAGAAAACGATTCCGCTCATTGACAAGGCGGGATACAGCGTGATGCCCCACTATATGGCAGACAATGATTACGAGATGGTATGCAAATCAGCGACGCATTGCAAAGAGAATCCTACATTATTACGATACCTTGATTTGGAAGAGTGTGTGCGGTTCATCGCGTTCGCGGAGAAAAATGCATATATCGCCGAACGTTATACGGTTAGACGTCGGTTCGCCGAATTGTCCGACGTTACAATGACGAATGTGAAGCTGCACTATATCAATACGGTTCTCCTTATCAAAGATGGTTGCTGGGGTGCGATGTGTTTGGGTGTGCGCAATACGCGTAAACCCAAGTTAATGGCCAATGTGAGTGTGGATGGTATCACTGGAGCGCGGATAACCAAGTCACATAGTATTGGACCTGGGTCGTCAGTGTTTACGAAAAAGAGTGCTGGTGGTGCCCCACTGCAGCGCATGGAGAGTATTACTCCCACATCGTCTGCTCCCATGAACGGTGCGAAACAAGATCACCAAGAACAAGAACAGAGTCAGAAAGCAAACCCAGGTGTCTATATCACCACCAAGGACGCATACACGCTTACTGACGGACCCACTCTGTTCCTGACCGACGACATAGAGAAGATCGCTAAGTTCTATCTGAAGCAGTCGTATATCCCCGCGTCCACCTTGTCGGTTATCATCGAACGCATTGAGTTCAACAATACTCTGAGCGAGCGCATCTCCGAGGTTGAGCAAAAACTGGAGACGCTTTCTGAGAAGCTTGATACTGCTATGGGTGCGAGTGCCGACAAGGCGGGACAAAAGGGGTCAAAGGGATCAAAGGGATCCAAGAGTTCAAAGAAGGAAACGAAGTCCGCGTCTTCGCGTGATACTGACGACAGTCGCACCACGCTCGGCAAGCTCAATCAGGATCGCACCGTTCTCTACAACATGATCAAGAACATTGANCTGAACGAAATCTTCGTGCCCAACAAGGTGCCTCACTTGGAGCGCTGGGCACAGACACCCGATACCGATTTCGGATTCACTAGCGATATCAGTAGTGAAGTAATCTGCCAGATAATGGCCATTGAAGGAGTGAATGACACTTGGAAGATCTTGTTGCTGATGGGTATCGGTGTGTTTGCCAACCACAACAGTCAGTCTTACACCGAGATCATGAAGCGCATGGCCGACGAGCAGCGTCTGTATCTTATCATTGCGTCCAGCGACTACATCTATGGTACCAACTACCAGTTCTGTCATGGATACCTGGGCAAAGATGTGAAGCTCACACAACAGAAGGCGATTCAGTCCATCGGACGCGTCGGGCGTAATAATATTCAACAGACGTATTCCGTGCGTCTGCGCGACGATGCGCAAGCTATGCTTCTGCTCATGCCGTCAGAGAACAACGTTGAGGTGCGCAACATGAATCGTCTATTCGTATCGTCTTCGTCTGCTACTGCCAGTGCCAGTGCTACTGATACGAATGATGTAAACGATTTAGTTTTGTAATATTGTAGATGTACGCCAATAAAAATGATATAATAATAAAATAAAAATGGGATTCCCATTTTTATTTCATGGATTATGTGCAACACCACTTGCATCTACGTGAGCGTGTCGCACATGTGTCGCATATTGGTGGGACCAATACTGAATATCCGAACGGATCAACAGTTTTTAGTGCATTCGTGTACTCGCTCACATTTTTCGTAAAACATTGAGTACAATAATATCTACTATTTTTCATTGAAACCTCGTATTGAAATAAGGTATGTCGTTTGCATACATATCGTTGACAGGAACTGCTACTCATCCTCATACAAAGATACTATTACCAAAGTGGTAATGACAGCACTACTAAGTGTACATGATACAATATATGTAAGTGATATCGGGTCAATAATATCATATGTAGAGAGAACGGATCATTTAGGAAATCCATCACGGGCGTTTAAATGGAACATTTTATTCTCTTTAGCCAATGTAAAATGTCCTCAAATGCTGACAACCTGGAACAAAATGCATCGGCGAACGAACCTGTATCGGATAATGAGGGAGATGGAAATGAAAGCACCGAAAGCACCGTAAAGCTGACCCGTACGGGACGGGTTAGTAAGGTGCCTAAGATGCTTGAATGTGTAATGTGCAAGTTTTCAACTACCAAGAAAGCCGTGTACGAGAAGCATTTATTGACGGCAAAACATAAATATATTTCTGAAGTCAATGATGCATATGATAAACATGCAGAGTTGATGGCTTCTCCTGATTATGTTATTCAGCCATTGCCCCCCGATAGTCTTATCCGAACCGTCCATCGTTGCGGGTGTGGGAAGATATACAAACACCGACAAAGCCTCTGTATTCACAAGAAGGTATGTACATTTACATATCAGTCGCTCGGACCAACGGCCAAAGAAAAAGCAGAAATAGAAGAAAAATTAGAAAAGGCCAAACAATCACGGCAAGCACGACAAGAACAACAAGAACGAGAAATAGAACATTTGCAACAATTGCAACAAGCACAAGTTTCGCGAACTAATACAATGTTTGATGATGTCAGACCAGACAACACTGAAGCTAACGAAATGTTTGAATTAAGAGCATTGCGACAANCACAAGNTTCGCGAACTAATACAATGTTTGATGTCAGACCAGACAACACCGAAGCTAAAGAAATGTTTGAATTAAGAGCATTGCTTAAAATAAAAGCAATGCTTGAAGCAGAGGTAGCACGCAAAAACAGGGCCAAGACAGTTGCGGGTTCTGGACCCACTGACCCTGCAGATATAATCCTTATAGCTCCTCTCACACCTACTCAGGTCCGTGCAGCAGTATTGGCAATAGATTCATATGATGCAGTGATCAATGCTATCTCAGCTGAAAACACGTTTCCAGACACGGTTATCATTGCTGATTCAGCCGCGTCCGCTATATTGGTGACGGCAGAATCTATGTTGTCAAACCTCTCTGTGGATAGTAGTATTTCCGCCGTCGCTAATGCGATCGCGTCTTCCTTTTCAGAAGAGACACACGAGTTGTGCATTCATCGCGAGGTCGTTGTAAGATGTATCAAGGTGATACTTCCTCTCTACTTCAATATATTAACGCGCATGAATCTCAAAGAGGACGAGGATCTTCCTGAGAGCATGGTCGTACCGATGGATCCTGACGCCCCTCTCAGTGTAGGCTACCTCGAACTGAAAACATGTATAAACATCTTATACTTTATATTGTCTCGGATAGACGAGCATCCCGTGGGCGAGAACAAAGACGATGTCATTGATATTTCAAGATAATCTACTATATTTTTGGAAGGGATGTTCATGTATTCTTACCATGAAAAATTAAATCTTCTTCAAATGTATAATGACAAGGAATGTGTCCAGACGAAGACGGAAGATAAAAAAAGCGGATTCTACTAAAAAAAAGAGACGGAGAGGAAGGGAAGGGGGAAGGGGGATACTTTCTGGCTTAGTAGGGTTTGATCGCATCAGAGGGCAGAAATATGAGAAGTTGTTAGAGGACAGATTAGTATTATACCATAATGATATGTCATTTGTTATAGCAATGAAGAAGCGGTTTGGTTTTGATAAAACATCGTTGAAGACATTTAGTAAAGAATCCGTAGNAAAGAATGTATGTGATCGACCTTTAGACGACCAGAAACTAATTTTAGGCAACAAAAGAGAATCTATATGTNACAAGTAATATCTACACACAACTCTTCCATCCACTCGCGTTCAATACACTCTTCTAATGTTTCGCACGCCTATTGATTGTCGCCATGCTTGTCTGCAATAGTACCGATTTCAAGGGTGTAATTCATTTATCGGCAACGTTTCCTTTGAATGATATAAATAGCACGCCTTTGGCGTGCGAACTTAAATGTCCAAAGGTGTAAATATGATATACATGAGCGGTAAATACTATCTAAAATCATGTATAGGTATAGTATACTTTAGCAAACATGTCGGAGCCTGTTGTACTACCAGATAATACAGAGAACCTAGATATTGTTGACGCTGTTATAGAGACTGTGGTAAATGCGGTCGTGGATGAGTCTAACGCCACAGCTACCACTACTAGTACTAACGAACCCAGTACTGATACTGTTGATGTTGCTGTTGCTGTTGCTGATGATGTTGATGTTGCTGTTATACCTACTAATGATGCTCTTGTAGATATTCGTACGAACTCCTGGTCAGGAACATCTCAATCTCATGATGAAGATGACAAAGAAGAAGAGGGGATATCGATGGATATTATACCCCCTACTGTGCCACCCCCTATCACGCTCGTCACACAAAAAGATATCCCAGATCCAGTTAATAAAGAAACTGACTGGTTCTCTCAAATGCAGTACGTTATATTCCATAGCGAATTGATAAACCTCAAAAAAGGGAACATGATCATTTTGAAGGAGTGTGCGGAATCCAANCGTCTTCTTGACTTGAAGTTTGCGGATCTCACCAACAANATAAACAGTATCCAGACATCGGTTATTTTTCTCTCTACCATATCAGGATTCTTTAACGCTACTAAGGCACAGTTTGGAATTATGGACGATATTATATCGGTCATGTCCATATCCATATCCACCTATGTGACTTTGGTTCTCTCTATCTCCAAGTATTACAAGTACGATGAGATGCGTGAATCTATTCAGATACTACGTGAGAAGTACTCTGTCCTACATAACAAGATAGAACATCGATCCGATGTATTGGGACCTTGGAACGACAAGAACCTATGGCTCTTCGCAAACGCCGAACAAAAGCTGACCGACTGGAGCAAGGTAAAGAATGGTATGGACGCCGACTACGTTGATCTCATCGAGACAAAGAAGTTATTGACCACCGAGTTCGAAGTAATTATGGACACTCGGTCGCGAAATCTCTACAACATTGAAAACAAAAGACTCACCTANGACAACCGCAANGCACTTGCTGGATGGGCGATACATGAACTGGAGCTTGAATCAAAGATCGAAGGCATGTTCGCGAAACACGACGCGAAAATGACGGCACAACCGTCCTCAATGTCTGCGAAGCGTCGGCAGTCTATCCAGTCAGGACACGAACAGTTGGGAGACAACTGGGACGATGATGAGGACGACGATGTATAATAACTTGTATTTTTTTGCGTAAAATTGAATGGTTCGTGTAATCAATGACCACCAACAACACTACAAGATACCCAAGTAAAACATATATATAGATCACACATACATATATATGTCCAACTCCAAAACTAGTACACCTGAAGACTCTGAACGAGATATGATGCAATGGCTCATCAAAACCCCGTTACCAGTACCACCCGTACCACCCGAGGCCAAGGGAAAACGATGGACTGAAGATGAAATTGTACAGCTTCTCACCGAGCTGCGCGATCCCGAACACATTTCCGTGTCCGATATCGCGAGCGCACATGGACGCACATGTGGCGCCATCGAGGCGCGCATGCGTGAGATCGCCGCTGACATGGTCGAACGTAGCACCGACCGTGCTGAGGTGGAGCGAAGTACCAGACTCACTTCGGAACAGATCGATGATGCGGTAGAGAAGCGCCTTACCCAACTCACCAAGCAAAAGAATAACAAGGAGAAGAAGGAAAAAGAGAAAGAGGAGAAGAAGCAGAAGGAAAAGGCGGATGCACAGTCCATGCGCGCAGCAATGAACGCACAGGTCCTCTCTGTGGAACAGCAGTGCGCGCTCCAACAATTTGATGACGACGACAACCTGTTTATTACTGGCGAAGGTGGTACGGGAAAGACGTTGCTCATCCGCCATTTAGTGCGCTCCGCCACCAGCCAGGGTAAGAAGGTGCAGGTGTGTGCGCTCACTGGTTGTGCTGCGATCCTTCTGGAATGTAACGCGCGTACTATCCATTCTTGGAGCGGTATCAGGTTGGGACAAGGTGAAGTGAATGATATCGTAGAGGGTGTGTTCTCCAACCATATCGCGCGTACTGCATGGCGTTCCACAGATATCCTCATTGTGGATGAAGTAAGTATGATGTCCGCACATATATTTGACATATTGGATACAGTGGGGCGTCGTGTGCGTGGGTCCAACAAACCGTTCGGTGGATTGCAGGTGGTGTTCGTGGGCGACTTCTTCCAGTTGCCACCCGTTGCAAAACGCGACGACACCTCAGAAGGACAGTTCTGCTTTGAGTCTGNTAGATGGTTGAACACATTTCCTATTGACAATCACATCGTTCTGAACACCATGTTCCGTCAGAGCGACCCGACATTTCGGCGCATATTGGGACACGTGCGCATGGATATGGTAGATGAAGCCGATATTAACGAGCTGAAAAAATGCATGAACCGTCCATTTGATTCGGTGGCGCACCAGGGAGTGGTTCCAGCAAAGCTGTTTCCCACACGAAACAAGGTGGATGCGGTCAATGACAAGATGTTTAAGGCATTGAAAGGCACCATCCATAAGTTTGAAGTCGTTCAAAAGACCACTTGTACCACTCTATTGAACATGATGGGGAAACCCATTCCACAATCTGAAATCGCTCGCTGCAAGAAGCAACTTACTCCACAGAAAATGGCGGCAGAAATGGAGCGACTGATGAAGAACTCTCCATGTGGAATGGAACCGCTTCTCCTTAAGGTCGGTGCCAATGTGATGTGTACATCAAACCTCTCTGTGGAAACTGGTATTTGTAATGGATCCCTTGGCGTCATCGTTGATTTTGCGGGTTCTGATAATGGGACTGATACCAAGGGCCTTCTTAAACCCATGGTGCGCTTCTCCAACGGTATCACATTGTCAATCCCTCTTAAGTTCTACCAGTCCGAGGCGTGTCCCACGTTGGCGGTGGGACAGTATCCACTAATGCTTGCGTGGGCAATGACCATTCACAAGATACAGGGTGCGACACTCACCATGGCGGAGATTGATGTCGGTGGCGGTATATTCGCATGCGGTCAGACTTATGTTGCGCTCTCGCGCGTGAGGGACTTGGATGGATTGTACCTGTCCCAATTTGATCCATGTAAAATCAAAACCAATGCGCGCGTGCGCAAGTTCTATACCGATATACCCGAAGTGGAGTACGAGGTAGAGGAAGTGAAGGTGGATGAATTGAAGGTGGAGGAAGTGTTGGATTTTGAACAGTTTGCGATGGTGTAAAGTATGTATCTCATCTAACATCTATTTGTTTGAAAAACGGGACCTACGTCCTTTTTTGTGTGTGTTCTTCCTGTTTTTCTTGTTCTTGCGCCGCCTTTTGCTGGTGGTAGTGGCACTGGCGCGTCTACGTCTTGATTTAGTCCCCATCCCTCCCCTTCTAATAGGACCCGTATTATGATACTCATTGTATGCCCTTTTGTCCACCAGACGACGCTCCATAGGACATGCAAATGGATGAGTCATTCTGTACATACGTCCTACACATTTGCTGTTTGTTATTCCCGCACTGTGGTCGTCTCCAAAGAATCCCATATTCTAAGAGGTTAGGTACTATACTATATCGCTAGATATTACTTATCACAAACTCATACAAGAACCCACACCAATGTTACTAAAAAGAATTGAAAGGGTTTAAGTCTATCTACCTTATGACATATACAACATGAATACCATTATTATAGAGAATACAAACGAATCCGGTCCTGTGTTACCGCCTATTATCCCGTCAAGTTCCGAGCCTGTGAGTGGCTCAGTGGGGAGCGACGACATGCCTGAACAAGAAGACATTGATGTGCTCGCTGATTTAGTTGCTGATATGGACATCAGTACTGTAGTTACTGAGCCATCACTCTTCACGAAGCTGGCTATCCCAAGCATCTCCGAGCAGTTCGCTCGTGAAATCACAGGATACCATATGATCAACTCCACCGCCGTCAAGGAAGCGGGGTGGGAGGAGATCAACAAAACAGTGGCCTCATTTGGCTGCGAGGTCACTGACGAGGCCAATGGAAACCACAAGTCAGGCGTGGACATGAAGTTCGACGACATAGGCATCTCCATGAAGAGCGCCAAGCTTGAGAACAACGGTAAGATGTCTGTCTCCTCCTATCGTCTCACCACTGTCTGCTCCGACAAGAACGTCGGGACCCCCGACGAGATTGTCGCGAACATCGCAAACAGAGACAGTTCCTACCAACACTATTCCATTCTCGCTCGCCAAGAGCTGCCCAACAACCAGATCCACTACCACTGGTGCTTGATCCCCAAGAGCTCCCCCGTGTTCCGAACCAACGCGTCCGAGTTCCGCCCCAAGATGGGAAAGAGAGGAAATAATGCAGGAGTCCAGGTGGGATGGGAAACAGATAATATGTCCATCTCGTTCGCGATGTCGTCGCAACTATGGTTTGCGTTCAAGTTCGATGACGTCAAACAATACGTCGTCGCCGACGTAGTGGTTGATAACTCCGCAAAAAAGATGTCGTATGCTGATATCTATGCGCTTGTACAGAAACAAAAACAATAAAAACAAAAACAAAATAAAAAAAACAATATGTAAATATGACCCTATTCTCTTCACAGCTGCAAATGCATACACAATCCTCCATCCCATCCCTCTCCCTGTTTCTCCCCACCCCCCTCTTTTTGGTCTGAATCTGGTTCTGGTTCTGGTTCTGGTGCTGGTTCTGGTGCTGGTGCTGGTGCTGGTGCATCTGGTGCATCTATAGCGCACGCATCCATATCTACCTCCTCTAACCGTTCGTTGCACAAGGCGACGTACTCCTCGTTAATCTCAAACCCCACGAAATCCGTCCCCAACCGTTTCGCGGCGACGCATTCGCTGCCGCTCCCCGCAAAGGGAACCACCACCATCGTTTTCTCGTCCGCACCGTTTCGGCTCGCCTTGATCAACTTCTCACACAACTCCAGCGGTTTTTGTGTGGGGTGATTCACGCGCTCCTTACGTCCCGCGCCGCCTGCGAGCGCGGGCACCTTAATAACGTCTCGTGGTAACGCGCCGTTCGCGTGCGCAGTATAGGTCGTTTCCTTCGCACCGTTACTGAATCTCCCTTTCGTTGCCTTGCGTACTTTCCCCGCTGCGTTCTTCAGGTAAGTATCTGTGTATGGTTCTCGTACATCGTCGCGGTTGAACACGGGTCGCTTGTCCTTTGAGCAGCACAAGATACTCTCGTGCGTCCGTTGCCAGTTGTTCAGAGACGGAGTCACCTTGTTCGTGTAGTGCCACACGATCCACCGCACGTTGATAGTGATGCGCACGCGGATAAACGCTAGGATCTCGCTGAACCCGTAGATGTAGAGCGTGCCACGCGGTTTCAGGATACGAATGCATTCGGTAACCCACTCGTCGCACCACAGTAAGTAGTCGTCCATCTTCTGTTTGTCGCTATCGTTCCCAAAGTCCTTGCCGATGTTGTAGGGCGGGTCGCAGATTACGATGTCTGCGCTCTCGTCCGCCATCGCGCGCATGCCTGTGATACAGTTCTCATTCACAATCATTTGTTGGTGGGTCATAGTAATGTACTAAGAGTGTTATATATGATTAGAAGTACTGGCTCAATATGGTTTCAATTTACACCCAACAAAATCCAAAAATCTTAGCACGCACCGTCGCTCCCCATGGATACGTTCAGGTACATCAGGTGGTCTGACACGCTCGTGCAGCTCATCGGCGCACAAGAGTTTGAACAGTTTGGGTCTTCACCACCCAAGTCGGAACACACAGTGTACTCCGTCGCGTCCTCGTTGTACCATACTTCGCCGCGCACGTGTGCGTACCCCATGAACGTCTCGGGTACGTGTGGAACCATATCATAGTTGTGCGTCACGCGTGCGATACGCAAATCGTACATATCAAAGTACTCAGCGAACCGCATGTTGCCCACACGCGGTGAGCCAAAGGTGATCAGGTCGGAGACCACATACGGAGATTCGGTGTTCAGTAGATCGAATGCGGTCAATGTGGCGAGCGCGCCTCCCAAAGAGTGACCCGTTATCAGTAGCCGCGACGTGCCGTGCTTGAGCGCCATGTCGTCCAGAACGGAGCGCACCTCGGAGCGCATTGATGCGTACAGCGAGTACATCCCGTGCTCCACACCAACCTCCGAGTCGGAGTAGGGATACATCTGTCGCACCTGCACATTGTCGATCCAGTTCTGGATGTTCGATGTACCGCGATAAGCTACAAACAGTGAGTCTCGGTCACCGATGTATCCGAACGCCGCCAGTTCCCCGTACATCACCACCGATGTTTCGTAAGTCACGAGCGGCGTACAGGACGCACAATCCCATGCATCAGGAATCACAGACTCCGACAAACAATACGTGGACTGGGAAAGGGATACGGCCATCTGTGCCGTGCTAGCGTCGTATGTGTCTGTCATTGTCATACTAGAACATAGGGTCATCATACCACCAATCGCCAACAAAAATAGTCGGTTCATCATGTTCTTTCTTGTATAGCGTCGCGAAAAAAATACGCGATGCTGTACGAATTGGTTGATTCCCAGAATAAAATATGAATGGTATATATGACTGTTACAAAGAAGACTATCAGCACAAGAAGACGACGAGTGAAGAGAAGAAGAACGATGACGAGAAGAAGAAGAAGAAGAAGTCGTAGTAGGTCATCATCGAATATGAAGGGTGGGGGGAATACATGTAGTAAAACCCACTTGTCTGATACAAAATGTGATATTACAGCACATGCCAAGCCAATACCCGCACCGAAACAAGTAACATTTAATCCCACCACCACAAAACCAGGTGTTGATCATACAGATAGGAATATCGGCAAAAAACAGTCCAATATACCAATGAGCAGGCGTAACAATCAGATGGCATTAACTGGTTATCAAAACAGGAAAGCAGAAGAAGATAAGCGTAACTTTTTGCGCGACTATAGTAGGGGTATTGTGGATATAGATGGTAATAAAATAATAAAGACGGGTGGGAATAGACGTACGAGACGATCAATATAATTTTAGACTACTTCTCTGAACCATGTCCAGTGTTCATCAACGATGTGGTAACCATCAGTTTGGAACAATCAGCTTTTGACATGTTTATAGAAATGATACTATACATGATAACATAGATAGTATCTTTAGATATGAAGCTATTGTAATCATACAACTACAGTATCATTTACCCAGACCGCGTGTACATGCCACCCCCATGCTTGACCAATACGTCCTCCAGATCACAGAACTCGAGTCCCATACTCTCACCGAACGCCAGCAGCTGTGTGCGAGAGTAGGCACANACTTTCATGATATCCGTCTCTGTACCGCAATACTCGCACATCTTCTTCAGGTCATGAGGGGACCGGTCCGCAACCACAAAGTCGATGGACAGTTTTTTCTTAATATTAACGAGTTGGTCGTTGTTCAGTGCGAACCCCTTAGCCGCCAGAAGTCGGTTGAACTTGTACAGTTTGATATGGTTGTTCAAACACTTACCATTGAACTCGGCGAGTGTATCTCCATTTTGCGTCGCCCATATATTCCACACACGAAGCCCTAGAGGCTGGTACCATGGATGATCTGCGTCAGCGTTATCGGGTGCTGGAAGAGACATTGTAGGGGTTGTTGTACTGTAACATAGGATATTATTTTGAAGCTACGAACGACAATTTCGCAAATTCCGACAACACGGTTGTATTTGAATCTGGGACGAATCATATTCTAATGGAGTCTCCTCCGAAGGTGCGGTACCGTCACCATCATCAATAGCGTCACCATCATCAATAGCGTCAGTACATTTGTTAATATGCCGACACAGTGTAACAGTTTCTGTATTACTATCCATGTTAGTGGTTGCGGTAGCAAGGAACACATACTCTTGCTTATTCACGATCATTTGTCGGTGGATGTAGAATCCCGCACATAGAACACATGATACCAGGTTCACTGCCATAGCAAAATATGGTAAGAGCATATTGTGAATGAGGATGTTGAATGGGACGATGAATAAACCTGTGTTGAAGAGTAGTAATGGGTGTGGTAAAAACAACCATATACGATATGTGTTCATTCCCGTCACGATGAACTCATTTGACTCGTGGCGTATACCGCATATATATTCATACATGCAAAATGATAGCAGCGCACTAAAACACGACAATACGAATCCGCACGACAACAGGAAAAACGCTAGTTGGTCGGTCAGTGAGATGTCGTCGTTGATGGACGACACAGCCAGACCGATAAACTGGTATCCTGCCAAAGAAAATCCGTAGTTGTACAGACGATCATACACGTTCATCAATCCATCTAGCCCGCTCGACAACGGTTGGTGTGCGGGCGCACCCGAATCCACCATTCCATGCAAGTCATTGTACAACATGATGTCCTGGTATTGACGTCTCCCGCCACTGACTAGCGCGGCCATGAGTTCGGTGTTGGTGCGCTGACCCATATTCGTAGTAGCATCGGTAAATGCACCCATGAATGAGGTGCTCATAAACGTCGCTAGCGCGAACAATCCTAGAAAGAATCGCATAATGTACATTTACATGGGATGAAAAATGGGTTTACTGGACGCACGTTATCGCTCGCTCTCTCCTTATTCAGATTCAGATTCATGTATGATTCTGTACATACACCACTATCTCAACCGAATACTCATCATTGCTCAAGACTAGTTACTGGTGTGTTTGACCGAGAACCACCTCGCGTGCGCGTACGCGTGCGCGTACGCGTGCGCTTATTGTTGCTTTTGTTTTTGCTTTTGTGAGGCATGGTGCGACGCGTTTTGTTTTTGCGTTTGTGATTCGCATTGCTTTTGCGTTTGCGTCGCGTGTTGGTGTGTCCACCGCGTACGGGCGCGCCGCCCGCCTTGCGCGTACCGCCGTCTTTTCTGGATTTTATAAAAGGTAGATAAGAAGAAGTATTATGATCCAATTGCATCGCCCCGGGTACTACCTGCGCCCCTGGTGCCTGCGCCCCTGGTGCCTGCACCCACGCTACCTGCGGCAGCAGAGCAAGATTTGTGTTCTCGGCAGACGTACTAATTATCATTGCCTTTTTAAGTGGGTGCTTCTTGATGGTAGAGTCTGATCCTGATGATCCTGATGATTTTGTTGATGCGGTGCTTGGGCTTCTTTTTCTATTATATAGTGGGTCTATAACACTACCATCCTCACCCTCTCCAGTCATATCATCCTGCTGCATATTTTGATCACCAGAACCATCACCCAATCGGTTAAATCTTAACCCAGTCCCCTTTGGCAAACCCATACCTTTGGAATTGCCATGGACCATACCAACCGGACCATCTTGCCAGTGTCTCATATCAGACATCTGTTTATACCTGCGTATGTCTAAATCAGGGCTGTTATTTGATATCCCAACCGGCTTCTGCGCTGAGAATGAAGTACTGATTACTTTTACCTTACCTGTAACAGGAGTACCAAACCCCAATCCGACTGCACGATCAGTGTCAATGGGTCTTATTGTATGCGTGATGTGCTGTTCACTACTAGATTTTCTTGCCAACTCATTCAAAAGCGCAGAATTAAACATTGGGGGTTTGCCTTTCCCTTTGGCTTTACTGGTATAGTATTCAACTGAAACTGAGTCTGTATCTTCAGATATCATCCCTCTAAATCTCACAGAGCCAGTCCGAGGTATTTGGTTATCTATGGTAGAGATATCCCCTACTACTCTACTCAATAATGAGACATATACTTGTGCGGTTATTTCATTTCCTAAGTTATTCATATCACTAAACAACACCATACTCAGAAATCCCATTATTATGTTCCCCACTGATATTTCCGTAACGCAAAGGGTATCATGTATGCTATTAAAAATAGATACAACAGGTTCGAGGTAACCCTTTAGAATGTGTTTTTGTACATCTGACACGCCGACAACGCCAATTTTGAGGTGGTCATTTTCGCCAGCATCTGCAGGTATTGCACGTTTTAATACCACTAATGCAACATCTCTTGATATGTCAATCGTGATATCCCCCCCCCTTGTTCTATTATCCAAATACTTCCTATATGTGAAGTTTTTCAATTGTTTCATCGTATTACATAATTTCTCTTTAATCTTAGTTGGTTCCCATATCGTATTTAATAACGTTCCTAAGGCTAGGTCAATCTCGCCTGTATAATAATCATTTAGTGTAATTTTATCATCAGGACCGGCTGCTCTCGTATAATAGTCTGTGATCTTATTCTTAATCTTTTCATTGTCATCATGTGACAGTAACCCATTGAGTGATTGTACAAGATTACTGCTATGCGGAAATATATATTGACCACTAGTAGAAGTATTATCAATCATATACTTCAACCATTCTGTATTCGCAGCACCATGATTCAAATGACGAGATACCTCCTCAATGATAACTGTTATACCTGAGGCTTCTAGGTGGTATACCACTGGTTCTGAATCAATGTAATAAGGTTTTCCCATATATTTCCCACCTGGGTCTACATCATCCGCTGGTGAACGAATTACTACCACAGATGTGTCTTTTAATACTTGTCGAAGGTCAGCTGCATTGCCGCCTTTTTCTATATATCCAAGTGCATTCTCTAGGGTTGTTGCAGCAGAACTGAGTGCTGTTACACAAGTATTCAATGGAATAGCCCGGAGAAACTCTGCGAAGGGCTCCATGTTCGCCTTTCCAAGATCGATTGTACAATAAAGTCTTTTATTCACTGAGACGTTGGCTAGAGAAGTTTTTAGGATACTCGTGTATAGGAAGGATATATCAACGCATGGAACTTTCATTCCAATAATTTCATGGTCTAGAAACAAATTATGTTGATGATCCAACCGAACTCTTATCTTGCCGTCTACCAGTGTCGCACAGAACGACAATGCTACATCACAACATACAGTCAGAACCGCATCTTCAGTGGTTTTAATAGAGCCATTTGAATGTTGATAACTTTTAATTTTGTTAACTACGTCATATGATTTGCCAGGATTATTTCTGTTTTGTATTAGGTTTTTTACATTATATCCGGTTGATATGTATTCCATAAGTTTTATAATTGAAGGCAATGATTCAAAATCATGGCATATCATATCAAGCAATGGTATTATCAGCGCATCAAGACAGTTGTTGTATTCTTTATTAGTATGAGATTGACCAGGTGTAATACTAGTCTCTCCCTCTCCCCTAGTCTCTCCCTCTCCCCATAACCCAGTATAAACCTCGTCTGCAATGTGTTTCGCCCAGTGAGACACATCTATGTCCTTAGCCAATGTCGGGTTGAATACAGCTACAGTTTTCAAAAGTTTTGCAAAAAGAAGGCATGTTTCATTAAGTTCACCGATGGAACTAAGTTCTTCAATGAAAGAACATACACACCCATGAAGGTCTGTTTCATGTTGGTTAAACGCCTCTCCAGACTTAGCAAAAAGTTGGTTAAAACATTCTTCAATAAGTTTAGAGTTTGTATTATACTTCTGGTCAATAATTATAGTTTTAATTTTGCTACAAAAAGTATTAATACCGGTTTGCTTAACAGGTGGAATAGGACTGTCAGAACCAATACTAAGACTAGTAGAAACAGGAGGACTAGTATCAATCGCAATTTTCTTGAATACCGAAAAAATACTGTTTATTTCATCCTCTGTGAGTTTTGTACCATAAGAATCTGCGGTATAAATAGCACCACTATCGAGATAAGTCATATACGCATTGATAATATTTCCAAACATTTGAATACCACCACCAGACGATGCAAGCTCACATAATATCGATAATGCCCATACCTCGCCTCTCTGAATCATAATAGGTTGTTTCTCTCCTCCGATTGTTGCCTTAACAGTATGAGCATGCATTAAGTAATCATTTGAACATTGCATGAGTAGAAACCCTGCAACGGCTGCATTGTCTGCTGATATAAATGCGGTATTCACTGATTCTTGTATAGTATGGCATATTGTTCGTGGGGAAGTACTTATTGGTATATTATTCTTTTTTATCTCTGGTATCGCTCTCACAGTTGTGGAAAACTGTCTCTGGTCGGACAGACTTTTACCAAATATAATATAGAGTAACTGTGTTAGAATATGCAGTGCATTATTCTTTTTATGATTCGTAATAACATAATCAATAAAGGTCCACATTAATCTATCTATATCACTTTTCTTGCCTGTCCAGTTCTTTCTGGATTTCATAGCGTTGTCATTAATTACAATATCCAACAATGCGACATATTCACCGTTGAAGACCGATGCCTGTTTTTTTTTACGTGAATCCCTTTCTAATTTAATAAAATTACGTATGAATAATAATGCTTCAACTAGTCGGTTATGTGGTGCTCCATTACTTGGTTTCACTCTTGTTTGTCCTACTTGTCCAGGTATGGCGGCTACATCCATCAATCCTGCTAATCGTCTATTTTCATCGGTATCCACTTCCTGTACCTCCTCTCTCTCATTGAGACCATAGAATATGTTACCAATCTCCCCATTTATCATGGTTATTAGTCTATATATATCGGGATTAGTGTCGTTATCTTCCTCATCAACATCTGTTTTTATGGGTTTTTTAAGTGCCAATGACATATGATATGTATATATATATATATGTATAATGATATTATATTTCCTATTCCAGCCCGCTTTGTATCGATAAGTTGGATAAATCGTAGTATAGTCTTTCTATATTACGATTGCTAGATTGCTAGATTGCTAGATTGTTAGATTGTTGGATTGCTAAACGCGTCTATCTGCGCCTTTTCTGCGCCGTGCGCTTGCGTTTTCTGCGCGTCGTGTGCGTGCGCTTTCTGTGCGTGCGCTTGCGTTTTCTGCGCGTCGTGTGCGTGCGCTTTCTGTGCGTGCGCTTTCTGCGCGTCGAACGGCGTCGACGCCTTCGTCCGCCCGCCTTTTTGTCTCCTGTCCCCAAACTCATACTAGCAAACATCAATCCCATTGCCTCTTCTACATTAACATCTTGTGGAACTGAATATGTTTGACCAATTGTTACATTTCCCATTAACTCTTCCAACGCGGTCACATCAGCTTTGGTGGTTCTTCCTGTGTTTAATTTTTTCCATGCAACCATACCTGATCGGTTACCATCTGGTCCTTTTATCCACCCTTCCACTGCTGACAGGGATTCGTCACCCCTAGGTACGAGTCGTATTAACCATTTATCATTGGAGTTGGATGACATGTTATAGAGTACCACTACAAAATGTTTTCGTATCTGTGTGTTTCATGTTTTCATTTGGGGCTGNGTATTGTAATCGTTGGTTCTACCAATCCTTTGTCGGTGATCTCGTACCCTTCTATACATTCATATGTTGATACATGTTCTCCACGTTTACTAGTAAACATAAGAAACGTTGCCATCTTATCTTGGTCATTTACCCCAGACTTTGTGCCTATGTATGTATAGGTTCCTATCGGCACATTCTTATCGCAGATAATGTATTTATTTCCTTTCGTTAACTCACTAGCCGTAACCATGGTTTACACTTTATATCGACAACTCTTTATTTCACAAATCGGGCATAATTCCAACATATAATAGTGTGTATATATATTAGATAGGTGGTTATATGATATTACATAAAATGATACATACAATACCTAGATGTATTCGTTATACCTGTACACATGAATATATTTCTACAGTGAACAATATTGCGACAATAGGATTTACACCTTTTATGAGTTATAAATTACGACATAGTGTATTTGTTAAAACATATGTCAAAGTTGGCGACAATGTAACCCAAGGACAGTCGTTATTACGGGTTGAAACCTCGCGTTTTTACAAAGAAATGGTTATGCCAGTCGATGGAAAAATTATAAATATTAACCCTGACTGGACAATACAATGTAAATTAGACAAGGGGTCTAATCAATCAGGTACCTTCATGTCTCTAGCCGAATACACCAAACATANAAATACATTATTGTAGGGTATGACATTNCTTCTGTAGGGGGTGGGTCGGTGTAATATCGTATCTTTATCTACACATGCGACCACGTTTTCTCCTTCTCCGCGTCGCGGCCGTGCGCCACGATTGATGTCGTCATCTATATTTCAACAAAAAATAGGGCGTCCCCTAAGATTGTTTTCTGCAATTGGCACAGAATGGGCATAGCTATGGATAAACCACATAAGCTATACTTGGTATTGNGCGTCGTNTATACACAATTACCCATTACGATTAGTACAATCCAAACAATTCGCATGCAACATTTAATTATCACCACTATCCACACGGAAAACTACGTTATATTTGCAGCCACCGAAGACTACTCCATGTCAAACCTGCACTGGGAGTGATCAGCTCCACAGAGGGTTCATCCATATACGACCGGTTAAGGTAATATGTGTTTAACACTTCGCAACAGAGTCATGATGATAATTCAACTACACAGACACCTTATGCTGTCTGTGTCTAACTTTACATTTATACCCACTGAGCCAAGTTAGGAGCTCGTCGGTAGGGATGGTAGGGAAAGAATGAATCAATTCTTATTAAGTTGTCTCCCATTTTACACGTCCCACAACACCACTATCCAGTATGTGAGTATGTGACGTCCCAGTAAAAATTGAACGAATAATATACGTGTATGCTATACACATAAAACAACTGACTAATTATAGTCAATTATTTACAATGAAATATAAGAAATGCGATGTAGAACGATGTGTGTTTTGCAACAGTGCATCTCATCATATGGTCAAATGTAATAGCAACATGAATGGAAGACGAAAGATGCTCGATGAATGGTGGAACTGTATGATGCACGATCTTTGTCCTGATTTCAACCTATTGTACGCAAATGAGTTGCGATATGTCGCATACCATTATGCGCAATACCTCACAGTGGTTCATGCATCAACCCAGATAACTAGCCGACATTATAACCGCAAATATATGTTGCGGCCAATTCCGCTAGAATATTCAAAAAAAAAAATGGTTGGCGCCCTCGTTTCCAGATGGCATGCGTTTAGAAATCAGCGTGACCTGGCAAAAACCCCACCAGAGAAACCAGAAGACAATGAATGTCCTATTTGTTACGAGGATATGACGACGTCATTTAAATGGTCTTATCCCACTTCATCGTGGGAAATAACCCGCGACGTCATCACCACGGAGTGCAACCATACATATTGTACGCGTTGTTGGGTTGAACATCTTGTAAAATCTTCTAGATGGACGCATGCTTCAACTAGTAACAATTTGGTGAGATGTGTATGTTGTCCAATGTGCAGACATGAAATACCAGCAGACCCATAGACTTTTCAGAGAGTTATCATATTATATCTACCGCTAGGGTGGGGTCTTTACACCTTTTCTCATTGAAACTGCTCAATTATAAATTGTTCTTATTATATCACTAATCATTATTGCTCGTTCTTCCTTCATATTTACATAACTTATAAAAAAGTTATTTGGAACCGACATGTTATTTTCATAGCATAATATCATACAAGGATGTTTATCAAAACTGAGTACAAAATTAAAACCCGATTTATTTGAAGATATCTCAGTCTCTTTCATAATACGTATTTTCTTATCGATAATCGGTATAATTATATTGTATCTATTATCGTGTTTATGGATTACATTTACAAATTTATGGTAATCAATACTATTCTTTATTTTGTATTTATACTTGATGCGCCCGTGATATTCAAGTATGATATTTACTAATTCGTATGGAAGTTTTGTAAACAAATTATCTCTATTATTCATTATATTGGTAATGTAAAAAAACTCTTTATATTACTACTATTTGTGCGATTTCAATGAGAAAATGTCTAATAATAATCATAATTGTTTCTCTGATTCTGCTGTAAATACATCACTATCTCGTCGGGATGATAGTCATTGTTGTTCAATATATAAGCCATATCCAAAGCCGATGTGCGAACTGGGGGTCCATAATCATTGTCGGACAAGATTTCTATGGTATGACTAATGTCTGCACCATTTTGTACCAAGAACCTCACCATATGTACATCTCGGAGATAAACCGCGAGCATCAAAGGTGTTACCTGACTGATGGGCAATATCGCATTGACTACGTTTGTCCTGGGTATGGCACCCTGATCACTCTGTCCAAGTTCGTCCAGAGTCGTCTCGGCTTCCTCAACATTTCTATTCAGGACATTTAGTATTATATCCGGGAACGGTGGCGAGTCTGATACAGAGTCAGGATTTCCTAGACGCAACCATCCCCCTGTGCCCGCGTTCCAGTTCCACCCGTCCCTATATCGGATTGCTAATTCACTCAATACGAGGTTCATTACCTGAGCAACACGAGACAATTCAGGACTATTTATTGGAGTGGGTGTTCGCGAACCGCCTCGTTTGTGGCTCCGTCGGTTGTTTTTGTTTTTGTTTTTTCTTTTGCTTTTGCGAGGCATGGTGCGCCGCGTTTTATTTTTGCGTTTGTTTTTTCTTTTGCGTCGCGTATTGGTGCGCTCATTGCGCGTCCGACGGCGGCGCCCGCCCGCGGGCGTGTGCGACCGCGACCGCGACCCGATAAATGGACTATTTTGAGCACTTCGCAATAACGGTGACCGAGACGGCCTACTACCCATAATAAGCATTCGTAACATTCTTGAACGTTCTGATTCATGTTCCCTATTTCGTTGATCTAAAATCCTATTAATCTCATCATCAGTATTGGTGTCTATATGGGCATCCTCTAATTCAGGTGGAAATGGGATATGTTGTTCTTCTAGAACCATATACTTAGTTCGGTCACGGACATCAGTAGTCTGTTCTCCTGTGCGTATGCTAAACTGCTCATTTTCTTCCTTACTTGCAAATTCAGAAAGAATACTTACTATACTAAATAGATATTCACCGTAGTCAGTATGTTGAAATTCTGCCATATATGCCTCATGTTCTCCATTTACTCCTACAGGAAAAATCACCGAGTATTCATTGCCTTCTTCTAAATCTTCTAACAACACATCTACTAATTCGGGCATCGTTATACTACACGCAGATTAAATTACATACTTCCGGATACTTAACCGACACCTTCGCTGCCAAACGCTCCACCTGCGAAGACATTTCGAAGTCCTCGGGCAAGACCATCTTCACGTTCATGCGCGTTCCGTCTTCGCGTCTTCGCTCGTATACCAAATGCGGCTTGCCGCGGGCGTTGGACAACGAGTAGTACTTCGGGAGCGCGGGTTCTTTTTCTGGGGGCATCTCGCCCTTGTCCAGATACGCCAAGATGTCGATCGCCTGCTGCAACTTCTCCTCGGGAGATACTTTCTCCGACTTGGATGAGCAGAGTGACTTCTTGTTGTGGGCTATGAGCGTGGGGTGCTTTTCTACAATGAAACAGGTGCGAGTTTTTCCATTTGTGCCGTACTCTTCTGGTTTGGGATAATGTATATACTTAGGCAACATATCATGGGTGATCCCCTCGGGGTAGGGGTGGGCGTCTGCCTTTCGTGATCGTTTCGTACCTTTTTTGATACCATTTGAGTTTTGTTCTTGTTCTTTTCTGGTTGTGATACGTAAATTATCGTATGTATTATTTAATGGGTCTTGGTCCATATGGTCAACACTAATGAGGTGTGTACCTTTTCCATTACCATAACAGTCGTTTATAATTTGATGAATGAGTAATCCATTTGTTTCATCAACATGAGAACCTATATATCCATTGGTATGTTTATAGAAAGTAAGTTTTTTCTTGTTATTTTGTTCATTCTCAAAATCTAGTATTTTTTGATATGATATAGGACATAACTTACATAACGTGTCCTTTTCACAATACATCAACATGTATTCAGTCCCATTTTCATTGATTCTCCATATAGGATTTTTCATTGTATACGCAGACCTTCCATTGGTAGTAATATGTCCAAGTTGATAAGATGTCACCTCATATTTTTGGGTGACAGTTGTGTGATAATTATGAAATATTTCAACATTAGACCGTCGTAGATCATATGAATCGCCATTTTTAAAAATATAGTTTATATTCTCGGGGGAATATTTAAAAATGTGTTCCATGTAACTCACCAGTTGTTGGTTTCGCATATAAAATGGGAACTGCTTCTCGGAAGTGTATCGTGTAAATGTTCTATCATGATTAATGATAGAAAATAAGTCCTTAAAATCCATCAGAACAACTTTGTCGCTGAAAGTAACCTTTCCGCACTGCTTCTCGCTGTCAAAACCATACTCCACAGTGTAGTTCATGTTATACTATATATAATATGAATGTCTTTAAGTTGTTACCAATTAACGATTAAATACCTTAGTTTTAATTACTATACGCTAATCCTCCCATACCGCTCATGACACGAAGGACATTGTAGTTAGTGGCATAGACACGGACCTTTGCGGTGTTGGTTCCGGCAACGCAAGCGTTGGAAAGGACCAACTGAAGTGTGGCGTTGTCAATACGGGAGAAGTTACACGTGCCAGAAGGTTGGTGTTCCTCTGGGCGGAGTGCAAAAGAGTAAAGGTTGATACCAGTGTCGGGGTGACGGGTATGTGATTGGTAAGGTTGGACGACGTCGAAGTAGGATCCCTCACGTTCGGAGAAACGATCCTGTCCGTTAAGCTGAAGCTTGGCGACGACGACGGGGTTCTGTCCCCAGCAATGCATGTCGAGAGAAGTCTCGGCCATGACGAAGGATCCAGCGTCAGAGACGGCGGAGTTCTGAAGGGTACCATCGTTGATGAGGTCAAAGTGACCAGAACTAGCATCATATGTCTTGCCAATGGCGGTGGGATCAGCGAATGCATTATCCTTGATGACAGCATCAGGACCATCAACACCAAGAGGGGATCCGAATGCGTGAAGTGCGTTGGGAAGGGCATCAATGGCATCACTGTAGTTAAAGGGCTGTGCTCCGAGGACCTTGAAAAGGGAGGAGTCACAGATCAAGGAAGCACAGTAGTCGACGTTTGCGTCGGGCTGTACAACCCAGATGAGTTCCTTACAGGGGTGGTTGAAGTTGAGCTTGATCTTGTTGGAAGAGGATCCGACGGACTCGTCGCCAGTGAACTGGAGTTGAGTGATAAGATACTCGTGAGGGTTCTGTGCGAATCTGCGACGTTCGTCGGAGTCAAGGAACAGATAATCAACGTATAGGGAAGCGGCGACCAAAGACTGGTTATAGGCAATGGTTGCGGTGGCGGCCGTCTTGGCGGCACCAGCCTCGCATCCTAGTGCGGTGACTGCCCATAGGCACTCATCAATGGGACGCAAGTCCAAGTTGATCTTGACCTCGTGGTATTGAAGGGCGATCAAAGGAAGAGCGAGTCCAGGGTTGGTGCAAAACCAGAACTGGAGGGGGATGTAAAGAGTGGTCTCGGGGAGTGCGTTACGAGGAGCGCACACCTGGCGGGGTGCGTTGGCATCGCAAGGACCATCGATCTCGGCGAATGTGGGATCGGTGATGAATGTAAGTTGGGTGGTGTTACCAACCATCTTGAAGTATCCCTTCTGCTGGTCAGCAGTCATGGTGAGCTGGTTCCAGATGTGCATCCAGTCGCCATATTGACGGTCGATGCGCTGTCCTCCAATCTCAACCTCTACCTGGGAGATGAGTTGCTCTCCAGGGAAGTCCAACCAGCGTGCATACACGGCGGCGGTGGCTGCGGTACCCATAGACTGGTTAATCTCAGGGAGAGTAACCTGCAAGTAGGTGCGGTAGGCAAGATCACCATTGCGGCTGATGGTACATGTCACACGGCGGCCAAAATCGGCCTGTCCGTTGAACGTTTGCTCAATGGACTCAATGGCGAAGTTGGTATATCTGCGGTAGGTCACCTTCCAGAAGGTAATCTGGGGGTTTCCAGTCAAGTAAACGTCTTGTGCGCCGTAGGCGACTAGTTGCATAAGGCCTCCTCCCATGATTATAATACTAGTAAAGATAATAAAATCGCAGAAACACGCGAATAGGACGAATAGTGCGATTATACAACTATTTTGAAATAAGTTCTGTATTGGTTTTTACGAAAGCTTCAAGGTAAGAGTTTTCAAACACTTCTTTGCGTCCCTCATGTGGTTTGCAAAATACGTATTTGTCCTTCTTTTTGCTCACGGTCCATCCGCCATTGACTGCGGTATAGATGAACGACATTTTCATGAAGGTATGTCGGTCCATCTTAACGTTGTCGTTCGCAGGCAAGGTCTTCACTATATCCATTATGTACAATAAGTACACACCATTTCTCTCTTGTTTTTACGATTTTGAACCAATGTCATTATTGAAAATCTGTTCCATTCTTCATTGCTAAACAAATCCTCTGACTCATTCTACAAAGTACAAAGAATCAAATGTGTAACTAGGATAGAGTGAACTGCTTATATAATATAATATACCTACTCTTGTCCCGTTCCTGTTCTGTCATGCCATCGTTCAAACCCAAAACTAACAAGAAGATATTGGTGAGCGAGAAGAGTACCATTACGCTAGATGGTAAGCATTGTGAAAAGATGTCTGAGTTTTCGTCAGATGAGCTGCGCATCGATGAACTAACAAAGGAGTTGCGCGCGTTAAAGGACAAACATCGGCGCTCCGCGGGCACAGCTATTTCTGGTCAGAGATTGGACCAACAATTGGACCGTAAGGATAGAATAGATGTGATCAAAGCTGAGATCGTCCGACTAAAGCGAAATAAGTCCAAGTATTTCTTGGATAATTCGCAGTTTGTGTTTGGATATTTTGAGAACAAGAAGAAGATATCGGAGGGCGACGAAGATGTGACACTCAATACGAAATTGGATACGTTTTTCAAACTAAATACGAATGCGGAGGACAACATTCGTTGTATGGAGAAGAACAATACGAATATTATTCAGCGATACTTGTCTAATATCGACAATAGTTTTTTGGATGTGAGTAAGTATGTGTATGCCACGGACGTGTGCAAGTCTTGCTACAAGGGCGAGCTTGTGCCTATAGAGGACGAAGGTGTGATGATTTGTACTCTGTGTAGTAGTAGCGTGAAGTATCTTATCGAGAACGACAAACCGTCGTACAAGGAGCCTCCTAAGGAGGTGTGCTTCTACGCCTACAAGAAGATCAATCATTTCAAGGAGATTCTATCTCAGTTTCAGGGAAAGGAGACGACACAGATTCCCGAAGAGGTGATTGAGAACTTGAAATTACAGATCAAGAAGGAGCGCATCGTGATTGACGACTTGACGTATTACATGTGCAAAGATTTGCTGAAAAAGTTAGGATACAATAAGTACTACGAGCACATCAACTTCATCAAGAACAAGCTGGGGATACGCCCTGTTCTGATAAGTCAGGAGTTAGAGGAGACCTTATGTAATTTCTTCATGGAAATTCAGTGCCCATATGCCAAACATTGTCCCGACTACAGAGTGAACTTTCTACACTATTATTACGTGGTGTTCAAGTTGTTTGAGTTGCTCGACCAGACAAAATATTTGGAACACATACCTATGCTAAAAGATAGAGAGAAACTGATTGAACAGGATGCGATCTGGAAAAAGATTTGCGATGAATTGGACTGGGAGTTCATCGCAACTGTGTAGGCATCGCAACTGTGTAGGCTGTCATACACAAAAGCTAAAGTAGAAACATATACGGAACGGATAATGATGGTCCGTATATGTGTGTTGATGGTTTATTATGGACGGGGTATATTTAGAGTCCTCCAGGGAAGCCAACGAGGTTGGCACCAATACCGAATCCTGCACCAGAGCGAGTGGTAACACCCATGCTGGGGATATAGGTATCCAGGATGCTGAACGTGGCAGCAGCCGTGAGTGCGAGAAGACCGATTTCCTCCATATTCAAAGATCTCTTAGGGATGGCATAGGCGGCGATAGCTACCATAAGACCCTCCACCAAGTACTTAATAACGCGCTTTATCAATTCAGAAGCGTCAAACATTGATTTATACTTAATGTGGAGAAAATATTTCGCNAGAGATGTCTATGAATGACAACAATGTCGCTAAAGAATAGTGACTATAATGGACCTATTGGACCGAACATGGACCATCTGTACCGAATGAATCCAAAGAACTTAGACATACAAGGCTCTGTAGTGTATAATGTCCGCCGATAATTCTTCTAACTTTACACGAAAAATGAATGCAGACGGAACACCCAATAAAAAGTATGTTGATGTGCTTGATGAGGATAGACCCATTGCCAACCAGAAGTTCACTTGTGTGTCTTTCGTCTCCCCAGAAACCACTCTGAAGAACCGTGAAATCTTCTTCTTTGAGCGATTCTTGAAAGAGTTTGAGCTTTCCAAGTCCATGGAGAAGTATCACCAGTTCTTGAGCTTTTTGTCATACAAATATAACCTGTCCAATGATGCGCTACTCGACGACTTCAAGGAGTTCGCCAAGGATGAGATTGATACATTGAAGGATACATCAATGGACTCCGATTACAAGAACTTTGTTGATGCCAAAGAGGAACAATTGGACGCCGAGTTTCTCCGAGCACATGATTTCCAGACGGCTGTGCGTGGGCTAAAGGTCCGTGGTGTATATCCATCACTTGAGGAGGCCGAACTCCGATGCAAGATGCTACGCGAGGTGGATCCTAACCACGATGTATATGTGGGTCCTGTCGGTATGTGGATGCCATGGGAACCAGATGCCTACAAGACGGGACGTGTAGAGTATATGGAAGATGAACTAAACAAGCTCATGCAGGAGAAAATCAAGAACCAGGATTTCGCAAAGGCTTCATTTGACAAGCGTTTGAAGGAGACCAAGAAGGATGCCATCCAAGACAACATGGAGAAGGCCGAGAAATACAACACCACACTCACTCAGGATGTGGACGAAGATGGTAACCTCATCTCTGTGGGCAAGGTGAGCACCCAGGAGGCATCATTGACTGGATCTACCGATACCGTATCCGTGGGCGATATNCGTTCCGAGTTGTTTGAGGGCGAAAACGTTGTCACTGACTTAAATACCGATCGNGGATTGTCCAAGNTTGCTGCTGTTTAGGTGTTATGATTATTATATGATAATATGTTGAATAATTCAACACTATATCATGTTATGCTACGGTATTAGTACACTACCACCTCTACCATTTGGTCTTTTTAACATTGATGGTCTGTCCAGCACCACGCTTCTTTGCCGCTGACGGGTCATATTTTTCGTCCTCGTCGTCCGATCCTAGGTTCTTTGAAAGTTCCCAGAACTCCTTTGATCCCAGTCGGAAATCGTTATGAGCTTCGGCCTTGTACCAGAACACTTGGTCACTGAGTTTATTTGATTTAGAATTGTTGTTGATCACGAGACACTCGTAGTTCTCTGTGCATTGATCCATCACTTGACAGAACGACTCTAGGGTGGGGAACATGCCTGCATAGTTCTCGTAAATGCGCTTCCTGTTGGCGATATACGGTTCTCGTAGAATGAATACAAAATCAATGTTGGTACGCAGTGTCGGGGGAATACCGAGCGGGTACTGCATGGTGATGATAAGCATTATTTTCCAGTGACGACCGTTCATAAACAATAGTCGCATCAGTTTGTCTCGGGTCCAGGACGNATCATACAAACAATCATCCAAAATAACAAACGTTCTCGGATCGATGGTGGAACGCCGCTTCATTTCTAGCTCTTTTTTTATCTGTTTTAGAACACCTCTTTGCCGCTTAAGTATGTTTTCAATGATACTTGAAGTATATTCTGTATGAATGAAGAGTTTCGGAACAAGTTTTCCATAGAATCCATTTCCTTCTTCCGTTCCCGCGACGACGACACCGATAGGAATATCTTGATGATAGAACAGTAGATCCCTAACCAAGAAACTCTTTCCAGTATCTCTGCGCCCGATAAGCACACAGACAGGTCCCTTGGACTCATCGGGCTTGAAACTGATGGACTTCATGCTGAATTTTTTGAGTTCAAGTGTCATGTTGTATACTGTCTTATACTCTAATATTTTGGATGAAATAAACGCGCGCATAGTATCACTCACAACCACATCTTCACATATCAAAGACAAAGCGTATAAATACGAAGTTATAAATGTCATTAGGTGATAATGAACGACTCTGTATCCGTAGAAAGTGAATCGGTATGCAAGGTCCACTACACAAAGCGCAGGAACTCTAATCTGTTCGCGCAACTTAAGGAGTCTGGGGGCATGGATATGGAGTATGTACAGAATTACATACCTATCTACAATCGCTTTTTTGAAATGAATGAGACAAACTGTGACTGTGTAAATCTGAATAACCCGATGCAAGTGACGCGCATTATTCAAAAAGAGACGGATACGACATACAAAGTGGAACTATCTAGCACGGACGATAAGAAAACAATGACAGACTCGGTGTTCTGCAAGATCATTCCATTGACCGACCCGTACAAGTACATGGTAGGGAAGACGTTCTCACATGACGATATCTTTAATCTTCCAACGTTCTCCGACTCCAGCAAATCCAACCTTTGTTTAACCGACATAAACAACAATGCATATGTGGATGGTATGTTTGTGTATTTTTCAAACCTGCTCCAGTCTCATACCAATTTCGCACATGGTATCTCATATTATGGTGCATTTACGGGAGTTAAGCAAAACCTAAATGTGAATATCTATGANGACTTGGAGTACCTACATGCATCCACGTTTTTCAACAAACATAAGAATGTAGACTTTCAGGTGGAAGACTACTCGTTGTTCATCAACGATATCACCGATAATGGTTCTAATCGGGGTGGACGTATGCCTCCCATTTCTATCGAGACAATGGCAAACGCGACAGTGAGTGATGGATTGGTACAAACGATATCGGACATTGCTGATATTTCGTATGATGATTTGTTTGTTCCGACCAATGTAGGTATAGAAGAATGTGGCGATACTGTGTTCAC